CTAAATCCAACCAAGATTGAATTTTCAGTCATGTAAGGGTTCTTATAAACAGTGTAACGACCAGCAGCTTGACCTATCTTAGAGATACCCATGCTGAATTGGTCATTTCCACCATCACCAGGCTGACTTACATATCCAGGAAGTGATTCAAGAATGGTAGCGACCTTTGGAGCAACAACTACAAAGTTAGCACCACCTCTTAGAGTCAAACGATGAATTTCGTTTGATACTTTTTGAATCTTGGATACAAGAGTCTGATACCACTCAAAACGAGTACCATAGAAGGTGTTCTCGCTAAAAGAGTTTGAAGAGGAATCAAAATCCTCACCAGCTTTTGCTGACCAGTAATCTTCTGTTACAGCGTCTGAAATCAACATGTCAAGGATTTCCAAATCAATTTCCATTGAGATGTAATCACTTAACATTGAAGTTAATTCAGCTTCTGCATCTACAGAATGATAAGCGTTTAAGTCTTGAGCAAGCTCAGGTGACCAAACAGCTTTTAACTTACGAGTCTTAGCAACGATTGGTAAAGACCTCATTTCAAGATTGACTTCAGGAATGTTCAACTGATTAGTTGTAGCATCACCGACTCTATCTTCAAAGTCACCTCTGTTACCAGCATCTGGTTGCTGTACATAATCAATAGTGTATGAACCAGTAGCTTTAGCAGCAGCAGAAGAAGACACGATTAAAGTAATAGTATCACCTTCAATTTTACTAAACTGAGGTAATACAATACCATCACCAGTGTTGTTCTCGGTAATATCCCAAGAACGAACAGCAAGCTTATCAGGTCTTGTTAGACCAGAAACACTACCTGTTATCTTAAATAACTTGTGAGCAGCGTTTACTGAAGCAGATACTTCTGTGTTAAAGTCAATATCTTTAAAAGATGCTTGACTACCACCAAAATCTACATTAGCAGTAGACTGACTGATAGAAAAGCCATACTTACCAACACCATAAAGTCCACCTTCTCCGAAAGGAGCACCAGAACCAGATGGTGAGTTAGGTCCAGTTTTTCCATGAATGGATCCACCAGATGTAAATTTACCAACACTTGTTCCATACTTGAAATCAAGATAGAATACAAGGCCGGAAGGTAAATTCATCGGCTGAACAGAAACTAATTCCTGTGCAACGATGTTACCAAAAACTCTTCTTACAAGTGGAAGAGCAACTCCTGACCATTCTTCGTCACCAACACCACCACCGGCGTTAGGAGAAGTTTTAGAGTTCTCAGAAATTAACTGACGAGCCTGGTTTTCAAGCAATACAGCCATACCAGATTTCTGCCATTCATTATCCATTCCCTCTAAAAGTCCAGATTTGTCCCACTTTGCAACGAGTTTCGCGCTCTCTTCTTTTTGCTTCTTTATAGGTGAAGCATCAAGTAGAGATTCATTTATATATTCGCTCATTTTATCGTTCTCCAATTAAAGCGGTTTAAGATTAAACTAAACCAGCAAGTTTTCTGAAACGGTCAGCAACTTGATTCTCTTCCGAGATAATCTTCTTACTTGGTGCTGTTCCACCAGATTTCTTACTAGCAAATTCCTTAACAACTTCTTTCTTTTCATTCTTCTCACCAGTGAAAGATTCTGCTAGAGTAGTGTATACCAATTTAATCTCACGAGTTGTTTGAGCCCTATCAAAAGTCTCAACAATCTTAAGTTTTTGGTCATTACTCAAAGCATATTCTTTGAATAGTTTGTTAGTGTAAAGAAGTTTAGCATTAAGGATGTTAACTTCATGAAGCTTATCTTTCAAAAAGACAACAGCTTCCTTATATTCATTAAGCTCACTCTGAATAGCTTCAACTGATTCGTGGGTTTTACCCTTACCAGGATCTTCTTCATCAGATGCAGAAGCCTGTTTAACACCAGTACCTTTACCGATACCAGATGAGGTAGATTGTTCTTCAAGGTCTTCTTCTTCGTCTTCGTTAACGACTTCTTCGTCAACTTTTTCTTCTTCTTCATCACCTTCAGTAATTTCTTCCTCATTAACAGATTCTTCTTCATCACCAGGATCACCAGCTTCGTCTAGCTCTTCTTCTAACTCTTTGATTACTGCTTCTAAGT